AAAATCTTCCCCTCGGCATCTGCACCTTGCCAAAGCGACCCCTGCACGAAGCTCTCACGGCCAACAATGTGCGCATGGCCAATGAATCCTCCACTCCTGCTCCGGTCACTGAACCATCAAGCGTGATTTCATTCTTAGGATCCACGGCTAACTTGTCAGATGGTACCGAGGTATCAACATTACTGAAAGCGTGAAATGCTTTTGGTTGATACGGCATCACGTCACTCACAACAGGAGGATTGGAAAAACCGAATAACTTAGCAACCCCTGAAACCATGTTAGCTCCAACTTCAGCAGCAGTGGCTAGTCCCCCAACCACGGGCACGTTTTTAAACGCGCCGGCTACGTTCGCAACTGCAGTGGCCGGTCCCGATATGGTTCCTGGCTCTGAGTACTCATCAACTGTGCCCGTCGGGGCAAGCATCGTGGGTACCTTAGCCATCATGGAACTCATGTACGGCTGATCGGAAGCTTGAAGGGCGAACGCAGATGTTAAGCCAGCAAGCTCCAAATCGGTTGTCCAAGCGTAGCACGAGATTCTCACACTAGCGTTCGCAACACCGTTCGCAGATCGCAACTTCGAATACAAAATGTATCGGATGCGACCCATGTTGTCAAATTCGCGAACATCAGTGATATCCAACCATGGGTTGGGCCAAAGAAACGGCAACTCCATCTCGCTCGATGTCATGTTAGCAGGTTCCAAAAACAATCCTGGCGTCTGCGAAAGTTTGATTTGGTCTCCGGTCGTGATATAAGAGTCCTGCTCCGAATCCATTGGGCAATACGACACGCGCATGGCTCCATAGAAAAAAGGGGACGCATTAACCACGAATTTCAACTTCATCTTGCAACGTAGCAACTTGTAATTCTCGAGCTTCTTCTTGATGCTCACGTCATTGAAATACAATTTCCACGGATTGAAATTGGTTTGCGGTACAGTTGTGTTTGTCTCCGACCATGTAAAAGAGTTGATGAGAACAGGACGCGACATAAAGTCACCGAGCCTATTCCCGTCGTCCTGATTGGGCGCAAAGCCTCCAATTGGCGGTGCCGAAACAACGCGTTGGAGACCTGCATCGACGAACTTGATATTCTGCTGGGTCACCTCATGTGATACTCCAGCTGAAATGTCGTCCGCCTGCAAACGGTAGAGATCCATTCCCTGATGGGAACTTCTTTGCACACTGAAGTGCTCGGGAATTTGTTTGTTTTGATTTTTGTTTGGTGAAATCTAGGCCCGCGCTTACACCAATTGGCGCGGGTTGCTGTGTAGGCGTGCCCCCCTATTGCTTCTCCTAAATAAGAGGTCCCACTCCGCAGAGGTGGGACAGGGTCGTCGCACTGCACGCTACTCGACTTAGCCTTGTCATCGAGTCAGATCAGCGCGTTACGGGTGAGTTGCGTTGTTTAGGCAGATCACCAGCTGCCGCGATGCAGATTACTCTGCAACGCTCGGTGGCTCAAGGCCACTCGAAAGGTACCAGCGGTTGACGAGTTGCTGCCACGTTGGAAACACCCCATCGGTAAGATACTCCTCTGGTACACACTCGTGGAAAATCTCCATGAGTACCTTGCGTTTGTCCTCGAAAACATCCCTGCCATACCAGAAATACTCAACACAGACGTCATGAAGAATCTTCGTGGCGTGCTCCTCAGGGCCATCGCCCGAAGGGAGCCACGTAGTCATCATCTTGTCGAGCGTCGCGTGCTCAATAGGGCAGACGTAAGCTCCAAGCTCCTCCTCAAAACGCCACTTCCTCTTCAGGAAACTCGTTTGCGAAATGTGAAGGAAGGGCACTGTCTCGGACTCCTTGTCAGCCATAGTGTATTCCACCCCGTGCTTCTCAAGCATGTGTGAGAGAGACGTGTGGTTGAACCAATCGACGGCTGACCCAAAAATATTATCATCGCCGTACGTCGCAAGGACGACGTTGGAACGGAAAGAATCAACCTCCTTTGCCGGGTTAAGCTCGTGGTAGCAGTAACGCACGTACAAGCAATTAACAAGGCAGTTGATGATGACAGTCAGTGGGTGGCCCGAAGGATTACTCCCCATGAACTGAACCAAGTCACCGGAAAAGAGACACCACGAGCACGAAGTGTCATATGCGAAACCCCACATGCGGTTGACATCCTGGGGGGACATGCCGCACTTCTCGCAGATGGAGATCAGAATGTAGAATGCGTACACAATCAAGGCCGCACCCATCTTCTTGTCGAACTTGCCGTAATCTCCAGCCACCATACGATCCTCTCCAAATTTGGTGAGGTGCTTGTACAAATCGTCCCATTGGTTGCTCTGCGCCACCACTCCGGGCATTGACTCGAACAGGAACGGGTTCTTCTGGATCACACGGACAATTGGAAGGAAATACATCCTCTCAGCGAGACAGAAATCCAACGGACCTCCGTTCATGATTCGCGATCTTTCCGACACAATCTTTCTGAAAGGGAGAGCTTCATCTTTGATGTGTGCAATGAAGATGGGCGAAAACAGCTCGTTGTTGTCGTATCGCTCAAAAAGCACTTCCATGCGTTCTTTAACCTCATCATTGACGTCAAGGGGTTCCTGCCAACAATCGTAGGCCGGTAATTTCTCCGTAACAGCCTTCTTGGTGCGCATCCAGGGGAAGCCAGCACTGGACGAACGGTTGATGCTGTCAATGAACTTTCGGCCTGGGATACCATTGATGGCAGATGCGAGGTCAAGCGGGGCCTTCAACTCAGCCTTGTACTCATCAGGTAAATGGGACATAACTTCTCCAACATAAGCATCCGCACATTTTCGCAAAATTGAATCCTTGAACAAGTGGGTCTGCTCTATGACAGGAAGGAGATTGTTACGCCAAACGCGGCGACCCTTCATCACGGGAGCACCAGTGTTGACCTGGTAACCGCGTTTAACAGCGGCCGCGCGCATCAAGGTAGGACCAACGCTCGACTTGGGCTGTGCACGGGGCAAAGTGCTCTGACCATACACCCTCCCGACACCATGTCCGATGTACCGGAAAACAGATTTAGGGTGCAGCGCAATGAGTCCCACATTCTTATCCTTACTCTGCAACAATGGCGGAGAGGGTGAGAAAATTGGTAGAAAGAACTTCTTGGCGTTTTCAACGTCTGCCTTGCGGATACACGTGGCCATACCGTCAGCCTTGCCCGTAATGCCTGCAACATGCAATCCGGC